CTGGGCTCATAACCCAGAGGTCCATGGTTCAAATCCATGCCCCGCTACCAATTGACCGCCGTTCCCGGAATCATCCGGGACGGCGGTTTTTTGCATTTGCAGGACTTTTGCCGCCGTCAAATTAACGTCAGTAAGATCGTTAAGCGTTACGCCAAGATAATTCGCAACTTTCACCATGTCGTCAAAGGTCCACGGATAGCCAATCTTGAGCATGCGCGAGAACGACTGCGGAAACTTGCCAAGAATCGCCGCCACATCCTTCTTGGGGATATGACGGACAGAAATAATCATGTTGATGTTCGTTATAGCCACATCGCCGGCCGCCATGCTGGCGGTGCTGGGCATTGTTATTGTTGCTGTCATAGGTTCCATATTAAACACAGTTGTTTAACTTTGCAACACGCCGAGAATTGCCAAACATGCACATTGGGCTGTAATACTTAACATGTGAGTTTAGCTAAGAACGTCAGAGTTACAGCAAATGTGCGATACTTACTCCGGCAAAACCGAGTTACGCAGCGCGACCTTGCTGCCGCTCTCGGTATGCATGAGCAGACCTTTTCCAACAAAATGTGCGGCACGCGACCGTTCACCTTGCGCGACTTGACCCGCATTGCTGATTTCTTCGATGTGAGCGTCGATTTCCTTCTTGGTCGTTCTGATTATGCGAAACCGTTGGAGGTGGCGTGATGGCTGGCGTGGAACGTGTGGCGGTGCATGTAAGCCGTCTGGCGCATTGTCCCGCCGTGTTCTTCGTTGAGTTCTCGCGTGCCGGTTCGGTGGGGAACCTCGTTGTTCCTCTGGATCGTTCCGAGGCCGAAGCGTTGCGCGACGAGCTTGGCGAAGCGCTGTCGGGCCGGATTACGGAGGCCCCGGATGTTAGTTGATGGTTTTAATGATCTCCACGGGTTCAGGGCATCCGTCCCAGACGACGGTGAATTTGATGGGGTAATGGGCTTTGCCGTCCCCGTCCTCCACGTGTCCGTCAAAGAACGCGGTGCCGCCTTGTTGACGCTCCTCTCGCAGTTTCGGCAGTCCAATGTTGAAGAAGTGGACGTCGGGCAGCCCCCATGGTTCGCTATCGGTTCTTCCGAGATAGTTGTTCCATGTGTTCGTGTAGGTTCCCTCGACCGCTTCGGCAAACACGGAGATGTTGCGCGCGGGGCCTCCGATGTTGGTAAGGACGAAGCGCGACCCGCTTTCGTCGATGTCGATTCTGAACTTGGGCGGCATGGGTGGCTTGCGAGTTGCCGGCGTTGTTGCTGGAAACATGGCGTCTATTTCGTCATTCGTGATTGGCGTCGCAGGCCCTTCCGCTGGTGTTTCCTTCCGGGACGCTTTGCTAACGAGGCCAATAAGTTTTTTGACGATGAACGCGCCCGCCCCACCGATGATTGTCAATATTGCGCAAATCGCCATGACCCAGTTCGGGTCACCCATGTCGATGTTTTGAAACCAATTCGTAATTCCATTCATGACGTTCAATCTACAACCGGAGGTGTCTCGTGCCGTATCTGAAGCCTGAGTCCACCAGCGACACGTTTGACGTGTTTTGCAGGGTGACCGATGGTGGCAATCCTTATCGTTTCCATGTCCTCGCGGACATCCGTGGGCAGTTGTTGGACGTGGATGGGTTGTCGATGGGTGAGTTGGTGACGGTCAATCGTGAGATTGCCAGGGCCATCAGGGAGGCGAAGCATGCGCGCCATCTGTAGGACCGTGCTACGTGGCCTGTGCGTCGTGGCTGTGTTGCCGTCGGTGCTGCTGGCGGTTGGTTTGTGCGCGTTCTGGCGGTGGCTGTGGGACGACGATGACGAGAGGAGTCGGTATGGGTACGGCTACTAGGGTCTGCGTGGATAATTACGAGGCCTATCCGGGTATCTTCCGTGTGTCGTTCGATTCCGGTGATGTTCGCGCGGCGGTGGTGCTGACCCGCCCGCAGTTGGAGCAGTTGCGCTCGTGCGTGACTGATTCGTTGGCTCGTGACGATGCGGTGCGGCGAAGACGCGGCGGCGATCTGTGACGGCTTGCGCCGTCGATAACCGAATATGCCTTTGACCACGCCGACCGTCGGTTGCGTGCGAGGCGGGATGAAGCACCCGGCCGCGCCTTGCCCAGCGCGTTACAAACACACCACGTGTGGCGTGGTGGTTGAAGCGTCCCTAGCGGGGAGGCGTGCGGGTTGCAGCTAAACGCACGTGTCGTGTTCCCAGGGACGAAAGCGGCACCATCGACCCCATGCGTGGGGTGGCACGTGCGTTGACCTTCGTCGCGGCATTGTGCCGCTGACCATATGCGACGGCCTTGGCTCCATGCCGAAATGCTTTGCATGTGGGAACCCTTCGGAAATTCAGGAATCTTCGGATTCTTGTTTTTCCGCTTAGGGTTCCCCGCTCTAACCTTCCACCATCCGAAATCTACAAACGATTCATTCAGAGACTTACCACTTATCCACAAACGAGATTGGGGGCAACATCATGGGCTATGCGGTTGATTACATTCCTACCAGCGAGCAGAAGCGCAGAAAGGTGAAGAAGAAGTACCGTCGAGAGCATGTGACCAGCAAGGCCATCAGGGCGAAGGACATGAAGAAGGCGGTGAAATGGAATCTACCCAGGCTTGAGTACGACACCACCGGAGCGGATACCGTGGATCGTTCCATCGCCATCAGGATTCTCCACTTGGATTGCATCAGCCGTGACACCGACCCGGACGGCGACCATGCCATGCAGCAGTTGGTGAGCGAAGGCATCGTGTCGAAGCCGAAGCGCGTGAGTGGCCGTCAGGTGTTCGACCGCGCCGACCTGATTAGATCGTTGAAGGCTTATGCGGGAGTGGCGTGATGAATCCAAGGGCGAAACTGACCACGGCGCAGGCCGCACGGTACCTGCATAAGTCGCAACGGCAGATGGAACGCATGAGGGCGGACGGCACCGGGCCGACGTGGTTCAAGTCGGGCGACGCGATCAACAGCCCGTGCCTGTACGAGCTAGCCGACCTTGACATGTGGGTGCGTGGGCAGAAGGCGAAGTGAGATGGGGCGCAGGCAGACCATAGACCCGCTGGTGCGGGCGAAGGTCATCGACACATGGGGCAACGACTGTTGGCTGGGATTGCCGGGCTGTACCAAGGTCGGTGCCGAGGACGACCATATCGTGCCTTACTCGCATGGTGGTATGGATACCGTGGCGAACATACGCCGCGCGTGCAAGCACTGCAACGCATCAAGGCAAGACCGCGTCTTGTACGGCTATGGGGCGCGGTTGCACATGGTGATAGTACCGCCCGGTTCGTGTGACCGTGAGGCCGTGGAATGGATAGACGCGCATAAGTCGGCGGGTGACCCGGTGGTGTCGTTCAGCACGTTGGCCACGGCCATGGGCCTGACCAATCCCAGTCTTGCGTGCAGGCGCGCGGTGGCCATGGCATGGTCGGGCGCGTACCGGCAGTTCGCCACGTCGGCCGAGCCTATCGACGTGTGGCTGACCCGCACCACCATCAGCAGCAACCGCCACCCCAGACTGTTGGACGAGTGGATAGCCTTGGACTATGACTTGCATGTGATAGACCCCGGCTTCAGCGTGGAGTGGGAGCGCGCGCGGGACGACGCGACCCGCCGTCGTGTCAGGCAATGGTACGCGCTGCACTTATCGCAGGCGTTGGTGGACACGAGACGTGCCGAACGGCGTGCGAGACTCGTTGCCCTTGGCCTTCGCTCCGAGCCGGTGCAGATCGCTTCGCGCCCGAAGTGGTGAGCCTGTTTTTTAAACACGCGGCCGGCCAAAAGACCCCGCGCCCAGTTTTTTCTCCCCCTGAACACAAATAAAAAAGCCGCAAAACGTTGTAATACCAACGAAATGCGGCGTATCGCCTTCAAAAAACGAAAATACACCATATTCGTGATTGGAGCAACAACATGGACTTTCTAGCCGGAATGGACAACGACACCGGTCGCATCATCGGCCCACAGGAACAGACCACACGGCAGATCGTGGACGATCTCAAAGCCAAACACCCCGAGCCCGACCCGATACGCGACGGGCTTTGCCAGTCCATGATCTCCCTCGCCGCGAACATCGACGCGCAAAACAGAACCGGCAAGGAAATCAGCCGAAACATGGGGCAGTACATCGACGCCTTATGGAAGCTGCGCGACATGTACCCGACCGAGACCGTCGCCGACGACGACGTGGAAGCCGTATGGAGCGGCGCGACCTATGAGGATTAGAGGCGGTACCAAGCGCAACCCCGATCGGCGTACCGACGGCGGCCGGTTGGCGGCGGTGGCGCGGATGATGGGCACGCCGCTTATCCCGTGGCAACGTTACGTGGCGGACGTGGCGTGTGAGATCGACCCCGACACCGGCAGCTTCTATTACGACACGGTGGTGGTCAGCACGCCGCGTCAGTGTGGCAAGTCGGCGCTGGTGGACGGTTCCGACACGTACAACGCGAGTCTTGGCCGTCGCCGGCGCATCGCCTACGCGGCACAGACGGGAAAGGACGCCGAAGACCACTTCAAGGAATACGCCGAGGCTATGAAGGCGAGTCGGCTGGTGCAGAAGGTGGACAAGTTTCGCTTCAGCAACGGCAACATGTCGGTGACGTTCGGCAATGGCAGCACCATCAGTCCCATGGCCATGACCAAGATAGCCGGCCACGGCAAACAGTTCGACAAGGTGACCATAGATGAGGCGTTCAGCCTGACCAAGGACGCCGGCGACACCATCATGGACGCCATCGTGCCGACCATGAACACGCGCTTGAAGCGTACCGGCATCACCGCGCAACGGTGGATTACCTCGACCGAGGGCACCGCAGAATCTACGTACTTCAATACGTTGTTGGACGGGTTGCGCGCCGGCGACGTACCCGAACGCACCTGTTGGTTCGACTTCGGGATACCCGTGGACGCCGACCCCGAAGACCTCGAAACGATCATGCTGTACCATCCAGCCGCCGGCTACCTGTGGTACAAGCCCCAATTGTATGACTTCCGCGAGGGCTTCGGCGACAACGTGGCCGGGTGGGCGCGTGCCTTCGGCAACCGACGCGATGAAGGCATAACCGACCGCGTGATAGACGAAGCGACATGGACGGCAACCGCCGTCGCCCCCATCGAACCGGACGCATTGGGAGACCGCACGGTGGTGTTCGGCGTGGCCGTTGACGTGGACGCGACGCACACCAGCATATCGGCCGGCATCCTGAACCCGGACGGCACCATAACCACGCAACTGATCGAAACACTGGACGGCACCGGGTACGCGCCAACCGAACTCACGCGACTCTGCGCAGCGTATGGCGCTCCGGTGGTGATAGATTCGCGCGGCACCGCCGCCGACCTTGCCGACCGGCTGCACCACATGACCGACCACAACGGCGACCCCTCGCTGTCGTTCGTGGACATGGACGCCGGCGACTACCTGACCACCGGCCAAAGCTATGTTTCCGGCTTGGCCAACAAGGCGATATGGCACGCCGCCGACCCCGATTTGGACGCAAGCGCCGCGAACAGCGCACGCAAATGGGCCGGCGACGCATGGCGCGTGAGCCGACGCGGCTCGACCGGCCTCACATCGCCGTTGGAATCGTGCATGTTGGCCGCATGGGGCGCGGCCCACCGGCCCGAAGAGTCGGGGCCGCTGCAAATATTCTGACCCTTTTGGCGGTACTTGGCGGTACTTGGCGGTACTTGGCGGTACTTGGCGGTACGGTGCTGGACGTTTCCGGCTTGCTGGCCGCATGATTGGCGGCATGACTGACCGACTGAGTTTGTGGGAGCGCGTGAAGCTCGCAAGCCGGGTATTGACCCGTAGCGCGGCGGACGACGTGCCCGAGGGTATCCGCCCGCCGTCGCGCGTCGTGGATTGCGACCCGTTGTCGCTGTCCACGGTTTTCCGTGGCGTGCAGGTGTTGCAGACCGCCATCACCGGCCTTCCCATCCACGAAATGCGCGGCGGCGTCAAACTGGACACCGTGAGTTCCCTCTTGCAACAGCCCGACGTGAACAGATCACGACGGGACTTCTTGGCCGACATGGTGGCAAGCATGGTGTTGGATGGAAACGCTTTCGTGCGTCTTGTGCGGTTCGGTGGCGAGGTGGTGTCGTGCGAGGTGCTGCCCCCGTCGCTTGTGACCGTGAGCGACGATGGAACCGACCCCGCCTCTCCGAAACTCCGCTATTCCTATCTTGGGCATGATTACACGTCTGACCAGATCGTGCATTGCAAGTTTTTGAACGTGCCGGGCCGGTTGCGTGGGCTTGGCCCAATCTCGGCGGCGCGTGAGGAGGTGGAGGCCGCGCAAATGGCCCGAACCTACAAGGCCAAGTTCTACAGCGACGGCAGCAACCTCAAGGGCTATTTGCAGACCGAAGACAAGGTGACCCCCCAGATTGCCAAGGACGCCAAGGAGGCGTGGAAGGCCACGGGCGAGGCCGGCGACGTGAAGGTGCTCGGCTCGAAACTCAAATACGTGCCGCTGGACATGAAACCGGCCGACTTGCAGTTTCTCGAAACGCAGAAATTCGATACCACGCAGATAGCCCGGTTGCTCGGCATCCCGGCAAGCATCATGCTTGCGGCCGTTGACGGTAGCAATCTCACCTACAGCAACATCGAACAGTCGTGGATTGAGTTTGCCGATTACACGTTGGCGGCTTATGCGGGCGAGATAGAAGAGCTGTTCAACCGGTTGTTGCCGAGGGGCCGCACGGCCGCGTTCGACTGGGACAGCAGCCGCCGCGCCGACATGGCCGATCGGTTCAACGCCTACAGGACGGCGATAGAGGCCGGATGGATGGACGTCAACGAGGTGCGCGCAAGGGAGGCGCTGCCGCCGCTTATCCCGGCACCGCAACCGGAACCACAGACACAGGAGGCTCAGAATGAAGCATGAAATCGGATTACGGGGCGTGTGCCTGAGAGCCGCCGAGGATGGCGATGGCCGCACGTTGGAGGGCGTGGCCGTACCCTACGGCAGCATTATCAGCACATGGGACGGGGCCGAGACGTTCGACCCCGATTGCGTCTTCGAGGAATCGGACTCGGCCAAGCTCTGCTACCAGCACGGGGAGCTTATCGGCCGCATCACAAACGCGGAACCGCAGACAGACGGTCTACACATCACGGCGCATATCAGCGACACGCAGCGCGGCCGGGACGTGGTGGCCCTGTTGCGTGACGGCGCGCTGGATTCGCTCAGCGTCGGATTCATGCCGATTGACGACGAGGTGGACAAGCAGGGCGTTACCCACCGCAGGCGCGTCCGATTATTGGAGGTTTCGGTGGTGTCGTGGCCGGCCTACGAAGCCGCGAAGATCACTTCGCAGCGCAGCAGCGAAACTATCCACGAAAGCATGAGGGAAACCGGAAACCAGAAAGGAAACGAAATGGACCTCAACGAAATCAACGACAAGCTGAACGGCATCATGGACGAACAGCGCAGCATGAAAGCCGCCATTGCCAGGAACACCGACAGTGAGCCGACCAAGGTCATGGGCGCTGAGTATCGCACGGCCGGCGACTATCTTCAAGCGCTCTACCGTGGCGACGAAGCGGCAGTGCAGCTCATGCACGAGTGCCGCGACCTCATCGCCACCGGCGACACCGGCAACAAGGTCGCATGGATTAGGGATGATCTGCGCCTGATCGAGCAGCGCCGCAAGGTCACGAACATCCTGACCCACGACACCCTCCCCGACAAGGGCATGACGATGGAATACAACGTGGTCGCGACCGACACTACAGCGGTGGCCCAGCAGGCGACTGAGGGCGGCGACCTCCAGTTCGGCAAGGTCACGTTCGGCACGAAGAGCGCGGCCATCAGCACCTACGGCGGCTACACGACCCTGAGCCGCCAGACCATCGAGCGCAGCACCACGCCCATGCTCAACACCGCGCTGGCGGCGTTGCGCAACGCCTACGCCAAGGCCACCGAAAACAAGGTGCGTTCGTTCCTGTATGACACCATCGCGTCTCAGCGCGACGCCGTGACGGGCGCGAACAAGATCGATGCACCGGCCCAACTGTCGGCAATGACCATCGACCAGTGGGCCATGCTGATCATGGACGCGGCGGAACTGGCCGACGACCGTAACGTGAGCCTGACCCGCCTGGGCGTATCCAAGGACGTCATGGCCGCACTGATCAAGCTCAAGGACACCGGCAGCCGCTTCTTCGACCTCTCCGGCGACGGCTCGGACACTCTGGGCGACTTCGATCTTACGGGCATCGCGGGCAAGTTCCTGCGCGTGCCGGTGCAGATGCTGCCCAAGGCCCCGGCCGGCACCGCTTGCTTCATCGACCCGGAGGCCGTGACCGTGTGGGAGTCGGGCGGCCCGACTCAACTCTCCGACGGCGACCCGACCAAACTCACCGAAAACTATTCGGTCTACGGCTACATGGCCGTGGCGGCCACGCACCCGCTCGGACTCATCCCCGTCAAGTTCGCCGCAACGTCGGAAGGCATGTGACATGGCCGACAACTGGACGGCCTACGAGCAGCCGGTGAGGGACGAAATCAACGTGCCCTACGGCGACGACGAGCGCGTGCGCCGCGCCATTCAAGCGGCCATCGGCTACGTCAACGGCGCGTTGGGAGGCCAAACAGTGGGACAGGAGGTCATGACGGACTGCGTGATCTCCTGCGCCGCCGACCTCTACAACAGCCGCGACGCCAGACTTGGCGTCATGAGCGTGGGCGACGGCACTTTGGAGCCGTTCAGGGTCAGCACCGACCCGTTGCGCTCGGTGTGGCCGAAACTCAACGCGGCCGGCATCCTGACCGGGAGCGTGGTGATCGCATGAGCAGCCAAGTAACACGAGAGCGCGAAGCCCTTATGGACATGCTGACGGACGCCCTGGGCGACCTCGCTTGCGTCGTCACCATCGACGCGCAGGACGCCCGCCCGTTGCCAGGCAAAATAGCGGTGCTGATAGACCCGCCGGAACTCACTTTCGAGGGCTGGCATATGCAGACCATCACTTGGACGGTTAACCTCATCGCCGGCACCATGGCCACGCAGACGCTCGCCTTGGACCTGTTGACCGACGGCGTGCAACGCTTGCACGACCGCCAAGTGAACTTGCGGGACGCGAAACCCAGCACGTTCAACCTGACCGGAGTGGGCAGCCTGGCCGCCTACACCATAACCCTCAATCCATTGGATTCATAGAAAGGACACAATCATGGCGACAAGAACCCTTGGACCGGGCAAGCTCACCATCACCGACACCGGCACAGGGCGCGACTTCAGCGCCGAAGTCACCAAGGTGCAGTTGGTGGCGTCGAACAACACCGACGACCCAATCAATTTCCTTGACGGCTCGCAGGACACCAGCTCAAGCACCGATTGGACACTTGAAGGAACCATCGTTGACAACTTCGACACGGACAACCTCGCCAACTGGTGCTTCGACCATTCCGGCCAGACGATGCCGTTCGAGTGGGTGCCGAACAACAAGGGGGCGACCAAGTGGAACGGTAAGGTGAACATCTCGCCCGTGAGCATCGGCGGCGACGTGAAATCAAAGAACAGCAACGACTTCAGTTTCCCCGCGACCGAACTCGCGCACTCCGCCTACACGCCGTCCGCCGAGGTCTGAAATGGCAGCCAAAGCCGCATACGTGGTGGGGCAAAAACGTTTCGTTCAGACCATGCGCAAAGCAGGCGCGGACATGAAGGAACTCAAGGACGTGAACCGGCAGGCCGCGAACATCGCCTTGCCGGCCGTCCGCACTCTCACTCCGCGCGGCAAGTCCGGCAAACTCGCCGTATCCATCCGCGTGGGCGCGACCCAAAAGGCCGGCGTCATCCGTGCCGGCCGCAAGTCCGCGCCCTACGCGGGAGTCATCAACTACGGGTGGCCGAAAAGGGGCATCAAACCCCGCCTGTTCGTCAACCAGGGCGTGGCCGGCACTGAAAACGCATGGCAACGCGTCTACAAGCAGTTCATCGACAAAACCATGAGCCAGATCAAAGGAGCATAGAACATGAAGACCATCAGAATCACCCACACCAACGGTGACATCAACGAAGCACCGTTGACGCCGCGCGTCATCTGCGAGGCCGAGGAACACGCGCAGGCCCGGAAATGGGCCGCAGGCGACGCAAGCCGCATCAGGCAGGCGTACTACATGGCCTACCTCGCCGAAAAGTTCGCCAAGCTCACCACCGCCGACTATGACGCATGGCTCGACGGCGTGGACGTGGACGGCGTGGAGATCAAGGGCACGGAGACCGACGCGGGAAACCCTACGGACTGACGCCGTGGCCCGAAGAGTCCATGGGCAGACTCTCATGTCTACTGGCCCGCTATTTCGGCGGGACGCCGTGGGAGTGGCGAGAGAAAGCCACGGGCATGGACTGGGCCACAGCGATTGAAATCATCCAGACCGAAGCCGAGAAGATAGAGGAGGCGACGCATGGGACATAGCGCGATAATGTCCGTGAGAATCACGGGCAACAGCGACGACGCCGTGAAGGCGTTCCAGAAAGCCACCGCCAAAGCGTCCGCTTTCGGCAACTTCATGGGCGGCGCGGCCCTCAAGGGCGTTACCGCCCTATGGGACAAGGTGAGTTCGTTCGGCAGCGCCGTGATGGACATGAGCGACAGCACCGACAAGTTCGTTTCGACGATGAACTTCGCCGGCATCGACACCGCCAACGTCGAAAAGGCAAGCAAGGCGGCGCGCGACTACGCGGACCGCACAGTATATGATCTGTCCACTATCCAGAACACCACGGCGCAGCTTGCCGCGAACGGCATCAAGGACTACACCGGCCTTACAGAGGCCGCCGGCAACCTGAACGCCGTGGCCGGCGGCAACGCCGACACCTTCGGCTCCGTGGCCATGGTGCTCACCCAGACGGCCGGCGCGGGCAAGCTTACGACGGAGAACTGGAACCAGTTGGCCGACGCCATCCCTGGCGCGTCCGGCAAGCTCCAGGAAGCCATGAAGGCCAACGGCGCGTACACGGGTAATTTCAGGGACGCGATGGAGAAAGGCGAGATCAGCGCCGACGAGTTCAACCAGGCGATCATGCAATTGGGCATGAGCGACGTGGCCAAGGAAGCCGCAAGCAGCACCAAGACCATGGAAGGCGCTTTGGGCAACTTGGAGGCCGCAATCACCGGCGGGCTGACGGACGCGTTCAACCTCATCAAACCGGCCGTGACGGGCGCGTTGACCGAAGCCGGAAACCAGATAAGCCAGTTCAGCCAGACCGCCACGGTAGTGCCCGAAAGGTTGCGCACTTTGGATCATGGCCGTCCATGGCGCGATGAT